TTACGAGCAAGACAATTTTGGTGAGGTAAATACCGATTTTAGTGATCCAGAGAAAATTGTAAACATGTACGTCTATATTGCTGGCGAACATCTAATGCAGGAAATGGATTTATTGAATTAAGGAGTCGTAATGAAATTAATTACTAAAAAGATATCGTCAAAATTAATTAAAGCCTACAAACACAGCGCAGAAACGGGCGAAAGTAGCGACGAAATAGCTGCTAAATTCTTCACGCCCTGGGCTGGTGCAACTTGGTATATATCGGAAGGTATGCCGGTCAATGCTACAGGCAATCCTTGTGACGTTGAATCTGCAACAGATTGGCATCTTTTCGGCTTTTGTGATCTAGGCGATAGGCAGAACGCCGAACTAGGTTATGTGATGCTATCGGATCTCAAGAGTTTACGAGGTACATTTGGTCTAAAGGTAGAGCGAGATATAAACTACCAGAATACACTCTCTAGTATTCAACAACAATATAATTAACCTAGACTCATTCTAACCTAGACTCATTCTAAATTGGACTCATTCTAATCTGGACTCATTCTAAAAGAAACCCTAATAAAAATGAGCAATAAAAAGATATTTATAGAACTGGATTTTGAAAATCATAATAGCTCTGACAACGATCTCTATAATACTTTAATTGAACTAATGTATTCCGATGTTCAATTATGCTGGTCTGTTCTGTATATAAAGATGATAACTGATGAGGGAAAATCTACAGAGATAATCATTGAAGAAAAAATACCAAGATCCAAATTAATTACAGGAGAAAAAAAAACAAATGGTAAATAAAACAAGTGAGATTTATAAATACATTAAACAGAAAAAGTTAAATAACTTATTAAAATATATTGAACTGAAATATTCTAAAGACTTTGAAGATCATTTAGCTTCTAAAATAAAGGATAATTTCTATGATGACAGAACAAAATTATAAAACAGAATTGAACGCGGTGATGTTTAAAAGCATGTTGAATCAATATAATCTTCTGGTATCTCGTTATGGCTATGAAAAAGCTGATAAAAAAATGACAATTCTTTTTAACGAAGAATGGGAAAATATGCAAGAAGAGATTTGGCAAGAACATGATATGATATTTTTAAAAAGTAACTGTGAGCATTGAAAATTACTTAAATAAAAAAGGATTGAACGAAGGACTAGAAACGATGACTAAAAAAGTATCTATTGAATTAGAATTTAAAGATGATGATAACATTAAAGATAAAGATGTTCATTCCTACTTACTTGAACTTATGTATAATGAACAGTTGAACTGGATAGAAATAAAACAAGAACTAGATGTCCTTAAGGAAAAATCTAATGTGGCCCTTTAAGATCAAAGAAGATCCCGAACTTATTTATTATCAGGTTATTGAACGAAAGAGAATAGAACGTATTGGAATTATTGAGGCTATTAATTGGAGCGCAGCTCAAGAAAAAGTAAGATGTAATCCTGAAGAAATCAAATGGCAAGAGGAGACCAAAGAAGTCGACTCAGAAATACAAGTTGATGTTCTCTAATGAAAAAACCTGAGTCTGATAATGTACTAGTTACTTATGATGATTATGATAAGACCTGGTATCCTGCAAAAATTTTAGATAGATTATCTACACAGTTTACATGTGAGTTTTTAATTCAAAATAAACTAAAGCATGGTTTTTATTTTTACAAAGATAATAATGTTACCTGGAAATCCTCTAGGTTAAAGAGGATTGAACGAAAGGATTGAACGAATGAATAAGAAAATTGACAAGACAGAATTTGCGCAGAAAGTGGTAGATGATATGGACATGAGCGCGATATACGAATGTGCCTATGACTTTGTTTATAATTCTATAGAAAAAATGACTGATTCAGAATTTGAAGAATACCTTGCAATTTTTAATGAGTAACACTCTTTTAATTTTTATTATTATCTTTAATATTGTGGCAATCTTTGTAGGGATAATAATATGTTTAGATATTACAATTAAAAAGGAGTAATTGAGTATGACAAACAAACAAGATAGACATGGATCACCAAAAGATCGAGGGCAAGCTGACTATTACTATGGGCGGCTCTGGAGTCCTCACTACTATAAAGGCGATAGCTATACTTCTGAGTTAGTTCAACTTAAAGAAATGACAGCAGAAGAAATCAAACAATATACTGAAGGCTATAGAGATCAATTAGCTGGTCAGAAAGATTGGGGTTATGAAGATGGTTTAAATGGTACAGCTATATCTGAAGAAGGGTATCAGTTTAATAAAGAGTACGAAGCAATAATGAATGACGTACATGAACAGATTACAAAGAAAGATGAATGAAAGTTTTAGAAGTTAAATGGGAAGATGCCTGGATAGATACCGAAGATTTTTCTTTAAAAGATGCTAAAGAACTAAAGCCTGTTGTTAGATCTACAGTAGGATTTTTAGTTACGGAAAATTCTAAAGCCATAGTTCTTTGCACAGACTTCTATGAAAAAGATAAAAAAACAATCAGCACTCCAATGATTATACCAAGAGATATGATTCTTGATTACTGGATTTATGAGGAAGTATAACATTATGAATGAATTACAAATGATTGATTTCATTAAAGATGTATTATGGAAAGCAGCCGTAGAAGCACAGAAAGAAACAAGCCATAATGATTTTAGAAAAGATGAAATAAAACTAAAACAAAATAATATTAGTAGAGCTATAACTTTATTAGAGTTACTAAAAGAACCCTACATAGATACTCTTAAAAAAAATATTGATTCAAAAAACTTTTGATGGGATAGGGAATTATAAAATAGGATTGAACGAAAGGATTGAACGGACATATGAAACAGGAATACAAAAGATTAATGCAAATTAAGATGACTCTAAATAATATAGAGCCACTAATTACTTATGGTCTTAGAGAGTCCTATGGTATATCCCAAGCCTTATCAAATGTAGAGGAACTAATTATTTCCTACAAAAAAAGAGAGAAAGAAAAGAATGAAACGGAAGAAATCGCGTAAACCAAAATCTAAAACTTCAGGTCTTAGTTCATCTTTTTATGCTAAGAAGATATTTACATTGAAAGAATTAAATCGTAAACTTAGTGAAGAAAAAAAAGTTAATAAGAAATCAAAATAATTTTCTGGCATTTAAATCTACTTCGATTTTATTATGTACTTTATCTAATTCTTTAGATGCACTACGCATTATAGATCTAAGTAGATTAAAATCTTCTTTAGTTAGGTATTGTTTTAATTCAGTAATATCAACAGATACTCTTTCAGTAATTAATTGTCCTTGTTTATTAAATAAAATTTCATATCCTAAAAGTTTAGCTTCTTTTCTTTTTTTTCTTGCCATTAAATAATCTCACAAGTACCCGCACTACAGGCAAGCTCTTTAGTATTCTCAGTCATATCTGTAGTTTCATATTCAGTAATCTTAGACCAATCAACTTTATCTGTAGTTTTCTTTAGCCATCCTCTATATTCGTTGTAACTTATTTCTTGGTATGGTGCTTGTTTATAAGAATGATCTGAGTATGGAAGGAAAGAAATGCCTGAAATGTCATTAAAGTTTTTATATACCCACGCACCTACCTCTAACCATTCAGATTCTTTAACAGAAATTGTTACGGAAGGCTTATGTTCACACCACTTATCTTGATATTTCTTCCATATTTCTAAATGTTCAATAGCAGTTAAACTATTCCTGGTCTTAGCACTCTTAGGACTTTTAATTGGAAAGTAAAACACATAAGTATGTTCAGGTTTAGTTATATCATCTTCGTGATAAACACCTGCATCAACCATCATTCTAGCTAAAGGATCTTTTTTATCAGAACGAATTGTACGAAGGTAGTATGGGCTATGTCTAGTGTGAATACCGGAAGCACTATCGACCAGTTGGCTAACTGTTCCACTAGGCTTGACGCAAGTAATTGCGACTGATTGGGGGATACCTAGTTTCTTAGCCCATACTTTATTAACAGATATAGCTTCATTTTTCAATGCTTCTAAATCTATCTTGCCATTAATCATATTAATATTATCCATTATGCCTGTTAAAGAAACACCAAGTAATGCTTCTTCTTCAGTATTCTTTTTCCATTTACTTGTTAAGTATCTAAAATTAGTTAAGGTTGCCTGAAATGTACCAAGAATTGTTGCAGCCCTTACCTTCTTTATAAGACTTTCCATAGTATCATAAGGTCTAACAACAACTTCGGTAAGATTACAGAACTGCTTATTGCGTAGTATTATTTCACTACAAGGATTAGTACCAAAGTCTTTGTATTCTTCACGCCTTCCGTTTTTAGCTGCTTGCTTTTCTGCTGCCTGTCGATTAAAGATACCACGCTCACCACTACGACTCTCGTATAGAGATAACCATTCACGCATGAACGCCCCTATATCTGAAGAGTCTGTATAGGCTACAGAGTTATTAGATAAAGCTCTTTGTTGATTATCTTCCCACCAAGCACCTGATTTAGCATTGCGCATACGCTCGTCTGAGAGATTGCTGAGAGAGATTAAAGCACTTCGCCTTACTCCCCCTACTACTACAACTTCTGCGACCTTACACATCAAATCATGGCAGTCAATAGACACTAGTTTATTATATCCTTTATCAATAGCATCTGAAAAAATATTAATAGTAAAATCAAATAATTCTTCTAAAGGATCTGGCCCACTAGCACGACCACCAAAAGTTTTAAGTCTAGCTCCATAAGGTCGTACATTAGAGACGTCCCATTTAGGTATTTGTCCTGAATAAAGTAAGGAAATAAATTCTTTATATGCTTTAGCCCATCCTATTTTTGAATCAGCTACTTTAATGACTGTATCAGTATGAAAAAGTTTTTCAGGAAGATTAGGAAGTTGATTAATGTATTGACGTTCAACACTAAAACCTACACCTGTTCCGCACATAAGAATATAAAGAGTTTCGTCAAAAGCTCTAGGTGAATCAACGGCAACGTAACTACAATTAAATCCTGCTACGTTATCTTGTGCTAAAGCTTTACCTGCTGACATTAAAGCTCTCATGCTTGGCATAATATCTAGCGTAAGTACACCATTTTCTAGCTCTTTCCTGGCAGCAGTCCAATCAGTCTTGTCTAAGTTATGTTTTTCTTTTAAATGTTTTTCAAAGAAATCAAAGTATCGAGCTACTGTTTCATCCCACGTTTCTCTACGTTTCTTATCCTCGTTCCATCTAGCATATCTGCTAAGATGTATAAACTGTTGGTAGTTAGTGGGTAAGCCTACATTATAAATATTTTTTTCTATCATATTAAAGGCCTGTTAAATTATTTATTACTAAATATAAAAAAGACGATGTACTTAATGTTAAAAATATAATAGGAATTATTGCATCACCAAGTTCTACTTCTATTTCTAATGTTCCGTGTTTACCATTATATATAATCATTAGAATAAGATAACCTAAACATATAATACTTTGAATTAAAGCAAAACCAGCGAGTAAATAAGCTGCAATTAGATTAAGTGTAAACACAAAATAAATACCAGTAATAATTCCAATATAAGGAAGTATGTATAAAAGTCTTGTGAGTAATAACATTATCTTTCTTTTTCCTTTTCAATTAAATAAAGGGCAATAATTCCATAATGAATAATTTTTGCTAGTTCCGATTTTTTACTAGATTTTTTTCCATATCTCATGGCATACTTCATTATGTTTCCGATGCAAAACCCTTCTCCGTGTCCTGCATCAATAATCATGTCAGTAGCTTGATACTTTCCATTACTATAATGTTTACTATAAGTAGAATCAATGTACTTTTTAATATCCTTTAAAATCTTATCTTCGTTAAACTTGTATTCATTGTTTAACATTATTATGTTTCTCCCTATCTATAAAGCAGGGGGTTGTTTCTCCTATCCATGCTCCTACAATATTGTACTCAAAATATTCAATAGCTTCTTCGTGTCTCATGTTATCACGGTTTATCAAGATTTCAATAATCTTTTCAATATCATAAGCAATTAAATCAGGCTGTCCATATCGTCTAGCGACACCTATTATGGCCCCCTCAAAACCATTTATAACCATTATAATCGTCCTTTAGAAAATGTTTCTTCAGAATACCATTTAAAATTATTTGACTCTGCCCATTCAGCATGTGTTCTTTTAGTACCGTCTTTTCTTTTCTTAGCTCCAGGCATAGCAGCATAAGGTTTTTGAAATAAAAATATTAATTCAAACCCTTCGGGTAAAACTTTTTGAATCCAGATGTACTTACTATACTCAGCATGATCCCAAAATCTTCCTTTTGTTTCTAGGTATGTAACTTTATTGTCTTTAATCTTTATAAAGTCAGGATGATATTTATGTGGAATAGAATACCTTATTAAACCTTCATGGTGCTTCCAAGTATGTAGAATACCTTGATGTAAAGTATATTCCCATTTGCTATCATAACCTTTAGGAACTCCCTTCTCTTTTGGCCTCGCCTTTCTTGGTTTTCTTTTAGGCAACTTCTTCTACTTTAGGTAATCGTTTAATTTCTGTTAAGTAAGTAAGACCTTTAGAATATTTAAAAACTCTTAGTCCTCGCCCGTTATTAGAATCTTTATGACACTCAAACTTATGGGAACACCAAGTACATTCACTAGGCAGTTTCATATTACCAGATA